GTCCCGCCATCTTCTTCTTTTTCCGCATTCTCCATTTGTGCCCTAGCGGCACCTGCCGCCGGTGGTTGGACCTCGGGCGACTGTCTATCCCTGTCTCTCTTAATGACAGCGTCTGACTTGGAGCGTATTGTAATCTGCGCGATGGTCTTGCATGCTCGATCCAAAATCTTTTGGAAGTGGCTTGGGTCAATCTTACCAAGATGCTCATACATGTAAACTCTTTCCTGGAGGCAAAACGCGCACCGGCAACCAGTCCCAAATGGGCAGGTCTTGGCGTGCTCCTCCCAGGTTCCTTGACATGGGCAAAATCCTGGTGATTGATCCGCAAAGCAAAAAGCATTTGCCAGACGTCCGCAACAGTAATACAACATTGTTTGTTCATGCTCTATTGAATTCCACTTGGCGAGTCCGGGATAACACGGCGAGTGGATGCGAACTTCAGTTGTGATCGACCTCGTCCAAGGTTGAACAACAATTGAAGTCTCATCTCCTATTGGTACCATGAAATCTTCGCCATCATCACCATACAAAGCTCTATGCTTAAGGCAAGCCGGGACGTCAAACGTTTCGGCAACAAGGCCACGACCGTGCGGTTGCTCCAATGCTTTCCACAGCTCAATTTGGGTAGACATATCCCGACGGACATTCTCATTCTCAGGAATTCCATCAGTCAATGTACGGATATCCGAAAAGAGCCCAACGACCTTGTGTCCATTGTGAGAACGCATAATGCGTCGCATAAGGTCAGGTGTAGCTTTGGTTGCATGCTGAACTATCGCATCTGGTAGCGCATGATTTGTATGAAGATGAGGATCAATGAGATGAATAACCTCAACAGGAGTAAACTCAAGTAAACCCAGTGCCATGTCGGCAGCAGTGGTTTTACCAGCTTCACTCCCAGCTCCAACATACACAAGAATGTCAACATCATAGCGAAGGACAAAGTCAAGGAGCATAACACCCAATTTCCGTGCACCGGATGTTGGGAGTCCATGACCAACGGTGTTCTCGCCGAAGACATATTTCTTGCCACGTTGTCTTTTGGCCAACGCGCTTTTCCAATGGATATAGCTATAACTCCAATAAGAGCCCTTGCCTTTCCTATGAACTGGCGCGTCCGGTGGACTGATGTACGACATCCAAGTCCTTTCCAGGTTATTTTCAGTACCTGTCGCAACGACGATTGGTCCATAGCCCTTGGCTTGTGGATCCATATCGGGTATGATCATTGGCACTGCCAGCATATCATCAATGCTGGTGGCGTTTAGAATATGGTCAAAGAAATGGCTGCAATCTAAGTCCACGTGATGTCTAGCTAACTCTTCTTCCAGTTTCTCATACATCCAATGTTCAGTTTCATTAGTGAACTGGACGCTTGAGTCATACTGCGACCACCAACTTGACAATGTATTAGGTCCATTGGCGCGGTAGCCATATCGAGAGCGCTCCTCATCATCGAGGGCTAAGAATATTTCCATCACCCTGACTGCCCAGTCACCCAGAATTGGGGTTTGACTGTCAGTCATCACGATGGACATTGCTTTCTGAATTGCCTTTGACTGGGCTTCTAAACCCACAGGTAACCCTTTAAGGTTGGGTGCCATATGTAACTTGTCCAATTGTCTGTAGAGACACGTACACGAGTTCGGGAAACCAAACCAGGTATTTTTCCCAAAATCTCGTGAAAGGAATGTGACATATGAACCACGGGGACGAAAATTGGCTTCGATTTTGTGTCCGAGCTCATCTGCGATTTCTACCATCTGGACGGCCTCGTTGGGTGAATCGATGACGGCGACCCCGTCATCACCCCCAGCGATGCCAATCCTAATGTACGCTTCGCCGGGTGCTCTACCCAGACGACGGTGCATACAAAATGTGACGAATGCATTGCCAACGCCGTTAAACAACGCGGTTGCAACCGATCCAGACAAGCGTGCCCACCAAGTAAAGTAAGTCACCGAGCCTAATTTCGCCCTTTGGTTGTAATGGGATTTGTGTGCTTCCCGTATTTCGCCATGGTACCTCCAATTAAATGCTCGCAGCAAAAATCGGAGCTCCAAATAGCGATTAACATTGTTAACACGTCCATCCCATCGACTAAAATCAGTCTCAACACAACCTTGGGCACGGCTCAGCATAACAGCTAAGTGTGACTCAATCTCACGTGGTGTCTTTCCGAACGCATACCATCTCACAGCCTTGAACTTATCTTGTAACGGATAGATGAACCTTGAGAAATCTCGTTTGAGATTTGCAGGCATTGTAGAGATAATTCGCGGGTCGTTTATCATCATATAGCACTCAGACTTGATGAAAGCTGCCACGCGATCCCTAGTATCGCCCACATCCGCCTGGTCCAGTAGCAAACGCTGACTTGGCCGAAACTGGCGGTCCCGTATCACATCAACACCAACTGGCAACAGTGAGTTTTCACTCACGTCCATCTGGTCCAAAGTCTCAGTGATAAATTCATCCACGCACTTGATAATCCAGGGCGTGATAGTGATCTCTTCCATCGAGCATATGTTACTCAAACGGCCCTCAACTGCTTGTACGTCATTCCCATCGGCTTTCGCTGGATTAGCGCCCCCATTAATCAATGGGGACATAAATGCCAACATTCTTGGTCGAATGACGTCTGGCAGATGTTTGCCTTGAGTATAGACATAAGTCTTACCGGCTAGGTGAACGGGCGTCACATAGGGCAACTTAGTAGGCACGGCAGGATGATCCCTGACGTACTCAACCATAATTGCACTATCTGGCGTATCAGCCACATAACTCACTGCCGCAGACCCAATATTATGGGATGACACCCGGCCAGCGGCCAGGATCCGGTCATATTGGTTGGCAGTACCATGCCATGAAGTAAAACTCATAGGTTTAGCCACGCCATCGGTAATGGTGCCTGCCCGAGCAACTGCGCTCATCGCAACCATACCAGTACGTGCGTTCCTAATTTTTGTTGTCTGGGTCCTAATATGGGCCCACATATGTTCCTTTCCTTGAACGAGACAGTCGAACCGCTTAAGGGTCCGACTCTGCTCTCCGAGTAATTTCCTACCAAAGTAGTCAAATACCCAGGCCTTGAGTCCAGTAATATGGACCGCCGGCTCGAACAGCAAGATGGTATCACCATAGTCATTAAGAGTCCGTCGTTCGACTCTTGACATGGTGACGGCATAACTTGGAAGCTTGACTCTTCCAACAAGGGGTAGATCAAAAGTTCGCAGTACCTTACCCGCGAAATAAAAATGATCACCTTTGTAGTCCCAATGCTGCTGAATGTACGACTCTCCACCACCAAACGTGGTGTAAAAGAGGCATTCACCATCCGGACCTACCAATGTTGTGGTTGAGCATTGTGCCCCTCCCAAGCCATCTGAATGCGCTGGTCTATCTGGAATCATCGTCAAGATAATTGTGGGGTTAGGTCTATTTAACTCCACCGGCATATTCGCATCATAATCATCATGGACGTATGCGAGGATATCATCCTTTTCAGGCTCACTTGAACTTGGTCTAGCGAGTATATCCTTCCACATCCACACTGGGCGAGCACCCAGCTCACCAGCTGCACTTTGCCCCTCACTTAAGAAGGGGAAGTACACCCGGCGTGCATGGAGTACCGCCCAGGACTTGATTGCATTGCGAAATGCTTTACGCGTGCTGGCATGGGTAAAGTGGGTGTGATCAAGGTTATCCTTACTAAACTTAACCTGTGATTCCCACAATCCTAATAGTTCCGTCATGCTCTGACGCATGCCCGTAAACTGCCGGTCTGCACAAGCAGACCATGCCGCACGTATCTCTTGGTGTATCTCCTCTGCATACTCAGCAGCGTAGGCTGAAACAACCTTTGCCGTGAGAACACCGACACCAATTATGATTCCGACCACCGGAACAGCTGACTTGATAATTGGGAGTGCAGTTTCTGCAACCGCGAGCGCATCATCAGCGAACGCGTCAACCAAACCAAGAAATGTTATTCCATATTCGTTTGCTCTCTGTGTGAGAGCCATCTCCACAACTAAGG